AAATGGCGGAAGACCTATTTTTCGACACCGTCCACCGTGGCGCACGAGGCCTATCCTTACTGGACCGGTGAGCGGCGGAACCGGCGTCGGAAGAAGGAAGACCAGATCAAGATCGACGTGAGCCATGCCGCGCTTGCCGCCGGCTCGGTGGGGCCTGACCGAATTTGGCGCCACATCGTCACCGTCCACGATGCCGAGGCGGCCGGCTGCGATCTGTTCGACATCGAGGAGCTGAAGGACGAATATGCGCCAGACGAATTCGCCAACCTGTTCGAGTGCGATTTCGTCGACGACAGCCTGTCGGCCTTCAAGTTCAATGATCTCGTCAACGCCGGGTGTGACAGCCTGGTCGATTGGATCGACGTCGATCCCGACGCGCCGCGACCCTATGGCAATCGCCCGGTCTGGGCGGGTTACGACCCGCAGGAAAGCCCCGAAGGCGACAACGCGGCGCTGGTCATTGCGGCGCCGCCGACCGAGCAGGGCGGCTCGTTCCGGCTGCTGGAACGCCACCAGCTGCGTGGCCTTGATTACCAGCAGCAGGCCGAATTCATTAAGGGCATCCTGAAGCGCTACAACTGCACTTACCTTGGTATCGACAAGACGGGTGCAGGCTCCGGTGTTTACCAGCTATTGGCCAAAGCTGACAGCGGCGTGAAAGGCGTCGTGAAGATCGAATACTCTCTAGAAACCAAGGCGCAGATGATTATGAAGGCGCAAAACGTCATCCGCACTGGCCGGATTGCGTTCGATAGCGGCTGGGTCGATATCATTTCTTCTTTCATCAGCATCAAGAAGACGCTCACCACCAGCGGCCGTAACGTCACCTTTAAGGCTGGCCGGGGCGGTAGCGAGGGCCACGCCGATCTCGCCTGGGCGACCATGCACATCCTCATCAACGAACCGCTCGACGGCAAGGAAAAGCCGAAGGGCTCCATGGAGATCCTGTAAATGCTTGTTGTCGACAGCAGCCCGGCGCCGATCGAGCCCGACCCCGTGCAGATCGGCGTGCGGACCGGCTCGGCCGAGATATTCTCGTTCGGAGATCCGGAGCCGGTCATGTCGCGGCGCGACGTGATGGATCTGTGCGAGTGCTACCATAACGGCCGCTGGTGGGAGCCGCCGATCCCGCTTGAGGGGCTGGCGCGCGTGTTTCGCTCCTCGCCGCACCATGGATCCGCGATCCAGCTGAAGGTGCGGCTGCTCAGCAGCTCGTTCAAGCCGTCGAAGTGGTTGAGCCGGCAGGCGTTCGCGGCGGCGGCGCAGGACTATCTCGTCTTCGGCAATGCGTATCTTGAGCGGCGGACGAACCGGCTGGGCGGGTTGCTGCGGCTAGATCATGCGCTGGCCAAATATACGCGGCGCGGACTGGCCGATGGCGACTATTGGTTCGTCACCGGGTACAAGAAGGAGGAGCAATTCGCGCCCGGATCGATCGTGCAGGTGCGGGCGCCCGACATCAATCAGGAGATTTACGGCGTCCCCGATTATCTGAGCGCCCTGCAATCGGCGCTGCTCAACGAGGCCGCCACCCTGTTCCGCCGCCGCTATTACGAGAATGGAAGCCACGCCGGCTACATTCTCTATGCGACGGGAGATTTCGGCGATGGCGATATCGAGGCGATCAAGGAGTCGCTCCGGCAGTCGAAGGGGCCGGGCAATTTCCGCAACATGTTCGTGCACACGCCTTCGGGCAAGGAGAGCGGGCTCAAGATCATCCCGGTGACCGAGGTGGGCGCCAAGGACGAGTTTCTCGGCATCAAGAACGTCACCCGCGACGACGTACTGGCCGCCCATCGCACGCCGCCCCAGCTCCTCGGAATCGTGCCGACCAACGCCGGCGGCTTCGGCGACGTGAGCGTCGCGCTCGATGCGTTCAAGCGGTCCGAGATCCTCGCGTTGCAGAACGCGCTGCTCGACATCAACGACCAGCTCGGGGTGGAGGCGATCATGTTCGAGCCGATGACCGAGGCGCTGCCGAAGAAGTGAGGGTAGGGGCGGGCCGCCTGGACGGCGCTCCCGCCCCCCAGACGCCGGGACCATTCGGCCGCTGGCGCGTTTCTCCGTCATGGACCAGCCCAAGCCGCCGGCCGAGATGACGGATCAAGGGCTTCGCCGCGAGTGGGAGTGCCTCGACTGCGAAGTCGACACCGAGCGGACAGACGAGCTGGCGGCCGAGATGAGCAGGCGACAGATCGACTTCTAGCGCCGCCGGCCGCGCCGGCCTCAATCCCCGATGACGAAGCGGTGATGGTCACGCACCAGAGCTTCGGCCTGTCGGATCGCGTCGATCTCTTTGCGGGTGCCGGTCGGGGCGATCGACCAATTCGGATGAGGGTTCGCGCCGAGCGGGTGCCAAGCGACGCGGCCGACGCATCGGTCCCAGCGTGCCGGGTCGCCGCCGGCGGCGCCGGCCAGCAGCTCGACGAGGTACGCGCGCATTTCGGTCGCGGTCATCATGACAGAACGTCGGCCGGGGTGATCCGCTCCGGCAGGGCGCGGCGTGATCAATCGCGCGGCGGGTGGACCAGTCGCCGGCCGAGCCGCAGGATCTAGCCCACCTCGGCCTCTCGGCGCGCGGCTGGCCTATCTCGCCGCCCGCGCCGCCGGTCTATTTATCGGCATACCCCTAGATCGCGATATGCGGCCCGCTCAGCGCCTCGGCGGCGGGGGCCTTCCCGACGCACGCGGAAGCCTGTCGGCCCTCTCGCGCCCCCGCAGGCGGCCCAGCGTCGGCGCGGCGGCAGTCGAGATACGCCCCCAAATCGCGCGCTTTTCCCCCCTCCTCGCCCGCGCACTTTCCGAGGCGCTTTTGATGCGATTTAGCGGTCTGATGCGGCCCCGGTCCCACAGGGCCTATTTGGCGGGAGGTGGGGCCTGCGGCCGATGCGGTTTGATGCACCTGAAGGTGCCTTTTCAGCGCTTGTCCGAGAATAGCGCTTGCGGCCGGGCGAGGCTTCGCCGCCAGCTCCCCCTGGGAGCACCCGACCCGGCGCAGCCGGGGCGTCCACCAGCACTGCTTGGTGCGGCGGCGATGGCCTTGGCGGTGCGATGATGGAGCAAAGCGCGCGGCGTCTAGCCGCTCCTCTTATTCTTAACCCCTATGGCCCTGTATCTGGCCCCTCGGGGAATTCGCGTTAGACACAGAGAGAGATGCCCCCATTCGCCCGAGAATTTCCCGAAGCGAGTCATTCTCAACAAGTGCGCCGGGGAGTTCAGCCAGAGGCAGGCTGTCCAGCATCTCCTCCTTCTCCTCCTTGTGCGCAGCGCGCCGGTCCTCTTCGCAGACCGGGGCCGCCGGCCCCTTGCGGCCGCGAATGAAGTCCATGGCGAGCTTGGGGATCTTCAGCACATAGGCGTTGGAGATCTGCTTCACCTGCGGCCCCTTCTCGCCCTGCTGCGCCTCGTCGACGGGCTCGGCGCGGCGGACCCAATCAAGAAAGCCATGCTCCTTGAGGCGGGCGAGCGCGGCCACCACGGCTTTACGGCTGCGCCGGATCTTGGCGGCGATATAGTCGATCGCGGGATCGAGGCGCCCCTTCTTGTCGATCAAGAAATGCATGACGCGGTAGACCGCCAGCCCGATCTCACCGAGCGGCCCCATTCGCTCGCCCTGCTTGCGCATGTCGCGATCGTAGCGCTCGGCCGCTGTCAGGCGTTCCGCGACCGTCGCCACCTTCTTGTCGAGCGGCTTCCACATGGCGAGCGCGCGGCGATCGTCGGGGAAATAGCTGTGGCGCCGGACGGGCTGGCCCTTCTCGCGCTGCCCCTGTTGGGCGGCTGCGTTGGTGGCGATCTCGAACAGGGAGCGAGCGTTCATGTGATAATACCCGGTAAGCAAGGAACAAGAAAATGCGCTGGCGGCGATCAGTCGGGCGGCGCTGGCAGCGTCCGCTTTGCCAGCCCGGCCAGCAGCTCGGCTGTTTTGGCGTCCCGCCGCTCGCGCCACTGGCGTTCCTGCTCGGCACGCATCGCGCGCCCCAGCTCGGATGCCGTGGCCGTCTGCGGCCGGCGGAACAGCCGGATGAGCATCAGCCTTGAAGCGGTCGCGGCTGGCAAATGGTGACGGGATCGAGGGCGTTGATGCGGGTGATGATCTGCTCGGTCACCGCCCGCACCGTCGCCTCTCTGATGCGGCCAGCCTTGAGGCCGACCTGCATTTCCAGCCGGCCCAGCTCATAGGCGACGATCTGGCCGATGGTGGTCTTCGCCACCTCGACCGACAGGATGCAAATGTCGGTGCCGAGCGTGGCGGCGATCGGCGACGGGGTGGTGGCGATCACTCGGCCATCTCCGGCGCAAAGAAGGCGAGCGCCTGGTCAGCTACCTCGGCCGAGAAGTGGCGGTCGTTCGCCAGCACCAGATAGTCCGCGTCGATCAGGGCCGTGTGGATCACCTCCTGCACGCCCCGGCGGCCGCCGGCCTCGCCGATCGCGAAGGCCGTGGCGATCGCAAGGCCGAGCGCCGCCAGCGTCTTGCCGTCGTTGGCGAGGCTGCGATAATCATGCTCCAGCGCGTGCCGGCGGATCACCGCCTCGAACCGCGGATCGCGGCCCTGCCGCGCCTTGTGGACGAAGAGGTCGCGAAAGTTGCGCGGTTCGGCGACCACGGCGGCGCCGATATCGTCGCCCGTCCCGAAGTCGACGCCGACGAACACCGGCTGCTGGCTGGCGAGTGCGTGAACGATCGCGGCCGCGTCCAGCCGATCCGTGGTGGTGGCCATCACGCGGCCGGCGTTGGTGACTTCGAACGCACCGCCCTTCGCGACGGGATGGTAGCTGTAGCCGTGGGCGGACATCAGAAGCCTCCCCGAATGAGAGACAGGATCTCGGGCGCGGCGTCGATCAGAACCATGATAGCGACACCGACGACGGAGAGGATGGCGGCGGTGAGCAGCACCTCGATATCGCCGGGCTCGGCGGCAGCTTCGAAGCGGGCGGCAAGGCTGGGCTGGGCGCGCATCAGTTGAGCCCCTGCGCAGACACCGGCTCCGCCGGATCACCGGGTTTCACGGCGCCCGAAAGCTTTCGCAGATCCGCATCAACGATCGCTTGTGCGGCGCCGGCAGCATCCAGCAGCAGTTCCCGGCGCCCGACGTGATCTGGTGCCCCGACTATGCCGTCGCGCTCCATCTGCTCGACCAAGCGGGCGGCCGAATTGTAGCCGATCCGTAGCTGGCGTTGGAGGAAGGAGGTCGAGGTACTGCCTTGGCCGGTTACGACGCCCACGGCGGTGACATACAGGTCGTGCAAGTCGGCGCTGGGCGGAGATGCCGGCGGCGCAGGATCGGGGCGGCGATCGGGCGCGCGGGAGATCCGAGGCCTGCTCGGCTCACTGTCCATGCCCAGCGCGGTCTTGTAGGTTTCGAGGAGCGATTCCGCCTCGTCGCGGGCGCCCTTCTCCATCTTCCGCAGCCGGACGATGGTGCGCATCGTCTTGGGGTCGTAGCCCTGCGATTTCGCTTCGAGGTAGACGTCCTTGGTGTCGTCCTGAAGGCCTTTTTTCTCTTCTTCGAGCCGCTCGATGCGCTCGATGTAGAGGCGGAGCTGGTCCGCTGCGATGTTGCCGTCGGACATTATGCAGCCCTCACTGTCTGGGGTGTCGCCATCGCCCGCTCACAGACGGCGGCCGATGGTGCGTCGGGGAAGATTCGCGAGACGAGTATCCGTGCGAGCGCCAAGTCGCCGGCAACGAGCGCGCGGACGAAGTCGGCGAGATCGCCGGCGTCGGGCGCCTCATAGAAATCGCCGTCACCGCAGAAAGAACAGGTCATCGACACGGCCTTTCAGTGCCGGGTGGCCGACGCGGTCGGCGCGGCCAAGGTGCGGAGGAGACGCGGGTTGATGGGCAGCACGGCGACGATCCGATCGATGTAGGCATCGGTGGGGAGGTGGCGGCCGTCCTCGATCAGCGAGAGGACCAGGCCGTGATGACGGGTGGTGGCGGCGTTGCGCGTGATGCGCTCGGCCGTCTGCTCGATCGTCAGGCCCGCCTGGATCCGACTGGCGCGGACGAAGTTGCCGAGCTGCTCGCGGCGATCGTCGGCATTGAGGACGTGGATCACCGGCGATCACCAGTCTGGGCGGCGATCGTCACCAGCAGGAACGGCGCTGCGATCAGCGCCAGCACGATGGTGGCGCAGGCAATGAGTCTCGACTTCGTCTTCTCTCGGTTGGCCATGGTGTGATGTCTCCGGGCAAAGCGAAAGCGTTCGCGCCGAAGGGGGCGCGTCGCGGGTGGTCGGAAAGGAGGTGGACCCTGCGGTCCGGCTAGGCGGTGCTGGTCATCAACGGAGCCAGAAGATCGCCATGATGGGGATCAGGTTCGGGATCGGAGCGCTTGGCTGGCGCGAGGCGGCGGACGCTGGCATCCGACGCGATCTCGGCCGGTGCGCCGGCGGGACGGAGTTTCTTCAGGCTGGGGCGGATCACCCGCACCACGGCCACCTGCGCGAGAAAGCTTTCCTCACATCCGGGATCTTCGCAGACGTAGCGCACCTCGCGCACGGTCGGTGTCACCTGCTCGCTGGTGCGTGCGATCGAGCGAGCGCCGCACGTCATGCAGGCGATGCCGGGGATGCGCTGGCGCTTGAACGACCTCACGCGGCGCTCTCTTCGAGCATCGCCATCAGCCGGCGGGCGAGGCCGCCCATATGCGCCACGCCCTCATGCACCTCGACCAGCGCCCGGCGGATGTCGGGTTCCGACACGTCGCCGCCGAGCACCTTGATGCCGGCCGCAACAGCTTCGCCGCATTCTTTCGACACTTCAGCCAGCTCGTCTGCCAGAGCGCCGCGCGATGGCGCGGTTGTCATCGCGTCGATCATCGCGGCAAGGGCTGTCTGAATGGGAGGATAGGTGCCGCCAGCCTGAATATAGGCCGCGTCGAGCGTAGCGGCTTCGATCACAGACGGCGTACGCGGATCGCCCTCTTCTGCCCAATAATAGACTATCCGGCTGCTTTTATTGACCAACAGTGCCGCTTTGTCGGCTCCGATCAGGCCAACCACCTTTTGGACTGCGCCGGGAATGCCCAGCGTATCGCGCTTGAGTGTCATGCTCGTTAGCGTCCGTTCACAAAAAAGTGGCGATTGCAGGGGACATTACGGACCCGATTATTCATGATCGGCGTTCCCAACCGGCGATCCACCGAGTCGCTGATCGATGTCGTCCAAGGCCCCGTCCTTGAGGTCGAGGAGAATGGCGATGCGGTATG